GCCTGGCCATGGACTGGGTGCCGCAGAAGCACGTGCTGTACGAAGGCTTCATGGTCAGCGGCACGTTCGGCCGATGGAACAACCAGGCCCAGCAGCTAGCTAACCTCTACGGACGCGAGGTGGTCCACTTCCTGTTCCTGGACACGCCAGTCGAGGTGTGCATCGAGAGGATACTCGCTCGACGAGCGAAGAAGCTGAAGCCAGGGCAGAAGCTGGCTCCGTTCAACGACAAGAACTGCCGCGACCTGCATCGGCAGAACCTGAACAACCAAGAGAACTTCCGGAAGGCAGGGCGACGCGTCACGGTCTTGGACCATCGGACTGCACCCGAGGACTTCTACGCTATCGTGAAGGAGGGAAGATGAGCCGAGCCAAGGAGCTATTTCCGAACTACATGAATGCGCTGCGGTCCTTCAAGCTCCCGTTTGTCTTTCCCGAAGGGTACAAAGCTGGCGTGAGAAGCGTTCGGGATCTCCACAAGTTCTCCGTGCCTTACCCCATCCTCCCGGAAGAAGGCCACATGTCGGAGATAACTGGTCTGCCGATGCCCTACGATTGCCTCTACATCGAGGTCACCAGTCTGAAGATGCCTATGGGGTACACCATCCAGCGAACACGCAGCGGGCTAAAGGGGATAGCGTTCTCGATCTTAAGCGAGCCATGGGGTTTCATGTACGCGGAGTACGACGCCGAGCTTAGAGATGGTGTTCTGGGATTCATGATCTACCCGAAAACTATGTCGTTTGACGAGCACGACGCCGAGGTAGTGCGGTGGAGCATCCTCAACTTGCTGAAGTTCTTCGCATGCCAAAACGTGCACTATGGTACTACGGAGACGTTGCAGCTACCCAAACTCTCTCGCCCTAGCTCTCGTCGGCAGAAGGACTGGGAGTTCAAGTACCATGTCCTGAAGCTGAAGCTCGGCACGAAGAAGCACCCTCGGGACGTGAACATCAACGAGCCAGGCTTCAAGATGCCACTGCACAGCCGCCGAGGGCACGTGAAGACTTACACCGCTGACAAGCCTCTGTTTGGAAAGCTGGTCGGCTCGTGGTACTGGCACCCGTCGTTGGTCGGGGATATGGAAGTAGGCGTCGTAGATAAGGATTACGCGTATGAAGCTGGATCTTAGCCTGAAGTACGAGCCCAAGACCGTCATATGCATGGTCGGGCCCAGCCGCAGCGGGAGCACCATCATCAAGCATGCCCTCGGGCTGCACCCGGACGTGTGCCAGTTGGTGGGCGAGCACGAGCCCTACCTGAAGCTGGCTCAGAATGGCTACCCTTGGCACGACTCGGATGAGTTCCACGAGCTCAACAACCCGGAGCTCGTGCGGAGTTGCATTGCCAACGAGCTACTGCGGCCATGCGACATCACCGCGTGGCAGAACCGCCGGTGGCTACAGCGTGAACATATAGAGGAGCCGCCCTACTTGTCAGCAGCGGAGATAGAACTCGTGTGGCACCCGTATCGCTCGCCACGTGACACGTTATTGCTGAAGACCCCGCAAGATGTCTATCGACGCGGGATCATGGAGCAGCTGTACCCGAACGCGAAGATCAAGTACGTGGTGTGTGAGCGGGACTCGCGAGCCATAGTCAACGGATTGATCGACGGCTGGGAGAAGGACGGAGCGTTTGAGGCCCGATGGGTGGACGTCGAGACACCGACGGGAGACAGGCACACAGGCTGGTGGAAGTTCGACATGCCGCCGTGCTGGTACGCGGACTGGAAGTTGTGCAGACCCCTAACGGAGATAGCAGTCAACCAGTTGAACGCGTCACTCATGTTCGCCCACCACTACTACCGCGACGAGATCCGGATCAAGTACGAGGACTTTTGTTTTGGGTGGCGAGCGAACATCGAGCACCTATGGGCCCAGCTAGGGCTGTCGTGCTTCCAGATCCCCGAGGAGACGAAGCTACCAATACTCATGGCGACAGACGAACCAGCCCCAGAGCGATGGCGGAAGAAGCGGCCATGGCTCGAAGAATACGTGGTGGAGTATGCGGTACCTCTTGGCTCGTAACTTTGCCCACGCTGAACGGTATATCCGGAAACGGGATGAGCCGGAGGACTATGTGTACCTCGGCACTATCGAGGACATCGCTGGGCGGATCATATTGCCTGGCCGTATCGTGAGGCTCGATGGTTGGCAGCATAACCCGCAGTACACCCCTAGCTTTATGGAAGCGCTGGAGTCCAGCCTCGCCATGAAAATTAAGCCACCTAACAAGGAGGAAGACGCCATGGGCAAGATCCTGATCAACCGCACGTACACCGAGCCGGAGATAGAGGTCGAGGTGGGGCCACCGTACGACGCCTACGTCGTGACTAGCCTGGCCTCAACCACTCTGCCACCTGGGGTGACGGTCGCCGTCGGCGATGTGCTGGTGCCGCTGGGCAACGGGTTGTGCTTGAATGCTACACGGCAGCAAGCGTTCGAGCTCGTGGCCGGTGGCACGAAGATCAAAGTCCGTAGGGACCCGACCATCGAGTCCGTTACTATTCTGTTCGACCGACTTAAGGGAGGTAGTGAGCACCATGGCACATAGTATACCCATACACAGCTTGCCAGCCGACATCCGCAAGGAGTACCACGACGACGAGATCAAGCTCGTCTTCGAGACGCCGCGTCGTCGCAAGATCATAGTGCGCATGACCAACCGAGCCGAGGAGACGTGGATCAAGCAGGAGCTCAAGACTGGATCTATCACGGAGGAGAGGTGGGTCCGTGCCGACGAAACAAAATAAGACCGAGAGCGAGTACACCCGTCGGTTCAGCAAAGCGTTGGAGTACGCGGGAGCACTAGTCTACCCCTGCGTGGGCAACCGCTACGCTCCCAGCGGGTGGCCGGACCGACTGATCGTCTCGCCATCCAAGGTGACGTTCCTGGAGCTCAAGGCATGGAATGGCCGACTGCGGCCGGACCAGCTGAGCGTTATTAAGCGGCTGACCGAGCGCGGGGCAGCCGTGTACGTCGGTCGCTTCAGCGAGGACGGCACTACGCTCCAGCTAGAGGACTACCTCGGGGGCGTGGTACTAGAGCACCGCACGTGGAAGGAAGTAATCTATTGGCTACTGCACCCTTAGGCTAGAGGAGCTACAGCATGGCAACATGGGATATGGAGCGAGGCCATTCGGTGGCTTCTCCAGTAAGGTCAATAGGCACATCAGTGGGGCTAGCGATAGTAGCTGCGCTGGGAGCCTGTAACGCGTGGACAGATCTTCAGCAACAGCGTAGCATGACCCGGCTGGCCATCGCTGTGGAGAAACTAGCCGAGCACACGGAGCTCAACACTAAACGGGCGGAGGCTCTTCGGTGGGACGTGAGCGACTTACAGAAGTCTATGGGCTTGGCCTATCAGAAAATACACGCCTACGAGGAAGCTATCGGCAACCACATGGAGCATCATGATAAGTGGCGGGAAGATCAGAAAGCTGCCGAGATCCAGCAGCATCTGGACAGGGAAGAAGGTGCCATGCCACCTAAGCTCAATCACCCGGAGTTAGAAGTGCTCCGACACGCCACCGTAGACGAAGGGTTTAACTGATGAGTGTAGAGCTATACGACGGGTTTTGGGCGTTCGCCATCAAGCGGCAAGAGCTCTTCTATACGAGCACTACCGACGACCCGGTGCTGCAGACGTACAGATTCACCAACTGCTATCGAGCGATGGACAGGGTATCGCAGTACCTGATCAAGCACGTGATCGGCTGGGCGGAGTTCGCCAAGGACGAACTGTTTCGCATACTGCTCTTCAAGACGTTCAACAAGATCAGCACGTGGGAGTTCCTGCTCGATGCCCTCGGCCACGAGCCGTTCCACTACCGAGGCTGGTGCGAGGACTACGATGTGGTTCTCAAGCAGCACGAGGGCGGTTATAAGCTGTTTGCTCCCGCGTACAGATACGCCAGCGGGCAGAGCTCGTACGGGTTTACGGACAAGTACCGCAACTACCTGCGGATGATCGACGACGTAGTGACACGAGCCAAGTACATCTTGGAGTCGCCGACGTACGAGCAGTTGTACACGCGGCTGTGGCAGACCAAGATGCTAGGGCCATTCTTCGCGATGCAGTTTGCGACAGACCTGAACTACTCCGAGCTCTTCCAGTTCGACGAGAACGACTTCGTCATGCCTGGTCCGGGCTGCCGACGTGGCGTTGCCAAAGTTTGTGGTTGCCATTTTAGGGACGACGACGCTATACTCGAAGCGTTGGAGAAGACCGTCGAGGGGCAGCACGCGTATCGGTTCCCAGTCTTGCCTGGACACCCACTGTCCCTGATGGACGTCCAGAATCTCTACTGCGAGTACGACAAGTATCTACGCATGACCAAGCCGGAGCTCAACTCGACGGGACGAGGCAACCGCAAGCCTCTGACCAGACCTAAGCAGACGTACAAGCCTAGTCCCCTCGGGCGGATGCGGTGGCCCGACGACTTTGTGTTCCCTAAGAAGTGGGGTATGTGATGGACGAAAAGAACTACCTAGCGGAGATGCAGCGGCTGCGGACCAAGTACCCGATGGTCACGTTCTTGAGCAAGGGCAAGGAGGTGACGCTGACCAACACTATCAGACTGGCTGTGCGTATTCGAGCCAGCCGGGATGTGCTGGCAGCCATCGAGGCGAAGATCGTCAACCCAAGAGCCAAGTGGGCGAAGACGTACGTGGATTTGTTCGAGATCGAGCGAGCGATCAACGCAGAGCTAGAGGAGCAGCCAGAGAAGAAGCAGGCTAAGAACTACGCCACGAAGATCGGCAAGGGCATGATCTCTGACCTAGGCGGCTACGCCGACTGGGTGACTGGTCACTA